AATCTATACTGATGGCTCCGGTCAATCAGCATGGCAGCGTTGCCTGGATGCTATCCCCCAATTAGTGGAAATCAAGCCAGCCGATACATTGGCTGCTGGGGTTCTGGTACTGGTAACGATGTTGCCGGATGTCGTTGACTTGGCGATAGCCCAGGATATCACGAACGTTCAGTGGGATGAGGAAGGCGGCATGATTCAGAATTACAAGGTCATGTCTGCGATGGTACCCCGAATCAAGGCCGACAAAGAAGGCCGTTCCGGTATCGTTCATTACACTGGCGCGTAAAGCAGGTTCAATCCTGGTAACAATTTAGACAGTTTTAAGGAGCGCAAATCATGCTGAATTACACGCATATAATAGCCGGTCTGAAAGGACATTGGGTGGGGGGGGATTGTCTCCCCCCAGGTACCTTCTACAACCCATCAGAAGCCGAACTGGCAGCTTTCCCGGGGAAGTTCGAGGATATACCTGTGGAGGTAGAGGATATCGGTGAAGTTTCACCAGAACCCCAGGATACCAGCAAGATGACCATCGCAACCGTTCAGGGTCTCGTAGAATCCGGTGTCTTGGACCCGGTAGAAGCCCTGACCGAAGAACTGGCCGGTCAGAAAAGGGTAACCCTGGTTACTTGGTTAGAGGAACGCATAGATGGCTGATCTGAACCCAGACGCAAGGGTAGTAGCCCACGAAGTTGAGGAAATAGTTGACACCGACCTTGAAGAAGGGAGCATCAACGCTCATATCAACTTCGCGCATACCCTGACCGATAGGGTGACAGGGTTATCAGCTACAGAGCTAGGCCAGATTGAACTGCTGTTAGCCGCGCACTTTGTTTCAATCCAACAGCCCCAATTGAAGTCAGAATCTGTCGGGGGATCTTTCTCCGCGTCGTATCAGGTTGGACCACTGGATGAAGGATTGAAGGCAACCGTATATGGACAACAAGCCATAGCTCTCGATGACAGTGGCACCCTGGCTAACCTGGGTAAACATAAAGCACTACTGAAAGTCTATCGGTCGGATACCTAATGGCTAGATCACCTGTACGTCATATGAAGGATTCATGCGTGTTCCAGGGATTCTCCGAACTTCTTGACGAGAACACGCTAGAACGGGTACCAACCTGGGATGACGTGTCGGATTGCAAGTGCTTGTTATCGAAACGAGCGGAGACAGAAACTACAGGTGAAGAAACGCAGATAACCGTAGGTGTCTACCGTCTACTGGTTCCCCCTGATACAGACGTAGGAGGGGTACCGCTCGACATTACCCAGCACAGGATAGGTGATATCACCCTGGAAGATGGAAGTATCGAAGCCGGTCCATTTACCATCAACGAAATCTTGCGCGAAAGGGGGTACCTGATGAGACAACGGTACATCACCCTGGCGTTAGAAAGGCTAAGGCAGGAATAACCTGTGCCAGCAAATGAACCGATGAAACTTGTCGGGCTGGTCGAGTTCGATGATAAGATGAAGCGAATGATCGGGCTGGCTACCCCACCCGAAATAGACCGAGCATTTATGCAAGGCGGCTTTGTTTTTGAACGGGCTATAAAGCAGAACATAAGAAAGCAGCAGCTCATCGACACTGGTAACATGAGAGCCAGTATCCGAGCAGTACTGGTGAAACGGGCGACAGTGGTAGTTGGTACCCATGTTGTCTACGCTGCTATACACGAATTCGGTGGTACCATCAGAGCAAAGAACGCTCCCTTCCTTGTGTTCAAGATGGGGAACCAATGGGTTAGGGTGAAGTCGGTTAACATCCCAGCCCGGCCTTACATGCGGCCAGCCTTTGACAAGAATCACAAGAAGGTGGTTGACACTATCGGGAAGGAACTTAGACACGGCATTTATAGGATTGTCTGATGTCACTAATCGGAGCGATAGCAACATACGCAGAAGATTCGGGTAACCCGAATAACACGGCATCGCTCACGCATGGACGGTACTATCCCAACATGCTACCCAACGACCCCAGTTATCCAGCCGTTACCTTGACCGATATCACCACGCTAACAGTGACCGCCCACGACCGTACCGTGGCTCAGGAAACCACCAGAATCCAGTTCGATATTTACGCCAAGACAAGATCAGAAGCGGATACGATAGCTGCCCTGTTATTCTCTAGCTTCAACGGTTTGAACCATGTTCAGATCGGAAGCGGAAACCCTGATGGGGGGGTATATCTAAAATCGGCTTTACGAGACAACCAGTTCTCAGAACTGGATACCGATATCGACCGATGGCGTGTTATTCAAGATTACTTTTTCAACGTGTAACGGAGGTTCACAATGACCACTTCAATCGGCTTTGGCTTAACATTCTCCATTGAGGAGCAACCCCCTGTTGGGGTATACAACGCAATCGCTACTGTGATTGACGCAGACTTTCCAGAAATCCGAAAAATCCTATCGGATATCACAGCCCATGATTCTCCCCAGGGTTACATGGAGAAACAGGATTCAGGGATGCGCGAACTGGCGACTTTCAATGTCGTGTTAGGGTGGGATGATACAGATGCCCAGCACGTAGAGTTGGTATCAGCCTTTGGCCGTACCACCCCCACGAACTTTGAAATCCAGTCTCCGGATGCAAGCGAGACAATACGTTTCGCGGCTCATGTTGAGGTTATGGGTAGGGTGTCCCAGAAGGACCAATACTACCAGATGAACATGACCTTTGCCCCGACTGGCGCACCGACAATCACCTAGCATATAATCCCTTCCTGGGACTGGTGCCATTTGACGGTATCAGTCCCCAGGGATAGGGGGCTATTGACGTATATCGGTGAAGTTTCACCTGTAAGACTAGGAGAACAACATGCCCGAAGATAACAAGATAAAAGAACAGCAACCCCAGGGGATCAAAGCATTATCCGCTACTGATATCCTCTCACAGAAAGTTGTGTTAGAGGTGAAGTGGGTAAGCGTACCCGAATGGGGTGGGGGTGTCTGGGTACGAGAATTGACAGGCATCGAACGCGATAGGTTTGAAGCTAGTCTGGTGAAGGGTCGTGGGCAAAAGCGACAGATTACCCTGATTGGCTCCCGCGCTAGGTTGGTGGCTATGGGATGTATCGAAGGACCGAGCATTACCGATGTTGAAGATGGTAACGCTCCAGCCCCGAACGGTGCCACAGCCAAGATGCTCTTTACCCCCAGGGATGTAAAGAAGCTGTCTAACCTGGGTGCGCGTGGAATCGAGAAAGTGTCCACAGAAGTTAGGGTGATATCTGGGATCGTTGACGATGAGGACGCAGACGATGAGGACGTTGCAGACTTGGGAAACGGCCAGAGCGACGGTTCTGGTTAATTCTTAGCCGGGACTTGGGAATCCCCATCCGGCTACTGCAAACCCAGATAACGTCGCGAGAATTCTCCGACTATAAAGCATCGTATACTTTAGACCCCCGCTGGGAGAACTCAGCCATCAGGTTACTAGCGGAACACGCTGCCATAACCTATAACTCAAACAGGAGAAAGGGCGCGAAACCGTTGACATGGCAAGACTTTGTACCAGAGTATTTTATCCTACCCGAAATCTTAGAACGGCAACCCCAGGATGAGGACGTTGAGCCTAATCCCTGGGATAGTACCGTTGACGATAGGAAGGCAAAGGATTGGGATCTTTGGAACAAATTCAAGATGGCTTTAACGGGGAAAAAGTAACGTGACAACCCTAGCAAAACTTGCTGTCAAGATACAGGGTGATACCGAGCATTACGAGAAATCGCTTGATCGGTCCACTAAGAAAACCGATAAATTCGGTGACATGGTATCCCAGATTGGGAAGGTTGCTATTGGCATCGGCTTAGTGGGGGGGATCATGAAGGCGGCTGGTGCTATCAAGAAATTGATGGCCGAGTCAATCCAAGCCTTTGAGCAGTTTGAGGAAGGGATCAAAGAAGTCTACACCTTGCTCCCTGGGATATCCGAAGTGGCGATGGTTGGGATGGAAGCAGATGTTCTCCGGTTATCTACTTCAATGGGTAGGATGACAGACGAGATTGTCCCTGCTTTGTACCAAGCGATATCAGCCGGTGTCCCCCAGGAGAACGTGTTCGAGTTCTTGGAGACAGCCCACGAAACAGCCCTGGCTGGGGTAACTGATTTGTCCACAGCCGTTGATGGGTTGACCACTGTCGTTAACGCTTACGGACCAGGAGTTATCTCAGCAGCGGAAGCCAGTGATGTGATGTTTGCCGCTGTCAAGGGTGGTAAGACCACCTTCAAAGAGATGTCTGATCGACTGTTCCAGATGGTACCTGTTGCCGCATCCCTGGGGCTTGAGTTCGGTAACCTAACAGCCGCGATAGCCACGATGACAGCACAGGGTACCCCCACCAGACAGGCAGCTACTCAGATACGCGCAATCCTACAGGAATTAGCGGTAGAAGGGACCAAGACATCAGATGCTTTTAAGCAGGTTGCGGGGGTGGGGTTCGCACAATTCATCGAACAGGGGGGTAACCTACAGGATGCTATGATCCTGATGGAACAGGCTGCGGCCGACCAGGGGGTAGCCATGATGGACCTGTTCGGCAGTATCATGGCCGCACAAGGGGCATTGCAGCTAACTGGTAGTGGTGCAGAAAAATTCACTACAGAATTACAGAACGCGGAGAACGCAGAAGGGGCTACTACAGAAGCTGCCGATGTGATGAACGAAGCCCTACTACGGCAGGAAGAACGGGCGGCATCACTAGCCGCCGCTTTCAAGATACTGATGGGCGAATCTCTGGAGCCATTACGAAGAAAGTTTCTCGATGCCAAGATTTCTATCCTGGAATGGGAAGTCGAGAATATGTCGGCCACGAAAATCAATAAGACAGTTGCATCATCCCTGGACGAGTACCGGGGACAGATCACTGATACCTCTAGTAGCCTTCAAGATTCATCCGATGCTGTTAGGGGATACAACAAAGAACAGGCACTTTCTAAACTCTTGATCAAAGCCGTAACAGATGAGGGGCTTGATCATATGGCTGGTAACCTATCCCAAGAAAGGTCGATAGCCAGATTGCATATTGCCCTGGGGTTGTTAGAGGATGGGTGGACCGGACAGATTACAGAACTACGAGCAGCCATTGACCTACAGGAGCAAGCAGATATCAGAGCTGATGCTCTGAATAAACAGTATGCTGCGTTTGCTGGTAATGTCGATGACACGACCGAAGCAATAGAGGCGAACAACAAAGTAATGCTCACCCAGGATGAAATACTGGAGGGGCTATTTGAGACGAACGTTGACATGGCTGATAGTATGCAACGTAGGATGTTGCAATCTGATGAGGAAGCCATGCGTATCAACAGAAACGCAGCGATGGTACGACAGGCGAATCAAGCGATGGAAGATGAAAAAATCGCTCGCGAAGAAGCTACCCAAGCCGCAATAGATTACGCTACCGCTATTGCTGATGCAACCGCTAGGGTGGGGGATTACTTTGCTGCCGCTGTCCAGGGAGCAGACGGAGCCAACTTCTTTTATAACGTCATCGAAGAAGGTGAACCCGCTGTCCTCACTGGTACCATGAACCAGGATACCCTGAACCAAGCGATGCTGAAAGCTGCCAGTGATGCGGGGGTGGGTGCGGTTGGGATGGCAGTACTGGGACAGGCTCTAGGGGTATACAGTGAGGAAGCCGCAGAAGCTGCTTTGAAATCTGCTCTGATACAGGAGAAGATCAATACCCTGGCACAATCCTACGTAGCCGGGAATATATCAGTAGCCGATATGAGGACAGAACTATCCGGTTTCATCCAAGACCTCGACCTTGCTGCGGATACCGCTGGTAGGATTGTGGAAGCGAACAACGCAATGGACGTAGCCAACCAGGGTACCGGGGAATCGGTCGTAGCCTTGACTGGTGAACAGCAACGGTATATCGACAAGATGGGGATCGTAGACGATGAAACGGTCACCACAGCCACCGTTATGCAGGAGCAATTTATCCTAATCAAAGACGGTGCTACCGAGAACATGGGGTTGACCGTTACTGCCTTCGATACAGGGATGACAACGATGTCTACCATGACCACCACAGAGATGGGTACCATCCTGGGTGAAACCGATACAACCATGACAGGGATAGCCACCGCTACCGATACGGCTATGACATCGGTCAATACTAACATCTCCACAGGATTGACAGAGGCACAGTCCACTATCAGAAGTTACCGGACTGGATTTGAAACCGCTGGTGGTTACATCGCTTCTGGTATTGGGGTGGGTATCCTATCGAAATCCTACGAGATAGCCGCCGCAGCCGCACAGGTTGTCAGGGATGCGATGGCCGCCGCAAGAGCAGAGACGGAGGCATCATCCCCAGCCAAGAAACCGATGCGTGAAATCGGGTATCCGTTTGCACAGGGGATCGCACTCGGCATCCTATCCGGTGCCGATGAAATCAGGGATGCCGCCGCATCCGTAGTGGGTAGTGCGATCACCGACATCGAACCCCTGGGTAATGGGGGTTATGCTGGGGATATCGGTGAAAGTTCACCAGTGATAATAGAGGCGTA